CCCATCGCAACCCTTGAACAGGGCACCGCGACGGTGACGGACTGAGGTAGAAGGCAGACATAAGCGGCCCCGCGACGCGCGAACGTCCGGGGCCATGGCCGACACCCCAAGGAGGTGGCGACATGACCGAGCGTACCTGCCCCATCTGCCAGGCCCAGCACCAGCGCCGAGGGATCTACTGCGGCGGCCGTTGTAAGAAGCGCGCAGAGAACGCCAAGCGTAATGGCTCAGACCCGCGAGCAGCGATGCGTCCGCTGCCCGCACCGTACGACTGCGCACAATGCGGCGCTCGCTGCACACCAGGCGAGAACGTGGTGGCTCACGCCTCGCGGTTCTGCGGGCAGGCCTGCAAGCGGTACTGGCACCACATCCACAGCGACGGCCGATCCACTCGCCTCGATAGGGCCGAGGCCAAACTTAGGCGAGCGGCCGCTGGGCGCGGCCCGTCAAAACCCTGGTTCTACCGATCCTGTCCCGAGTGCGGAGCCATGTTCCTGACGAGACACACACCCCGGGACGACAACGGCTACTGCTCAACGCAATGCCAACTCCGGCAGAAGCGGCGTCGCCGTCGGGCGATGCGCTCGGGAGCGGGCTACAAGACGCTCAGCTACTACAGCGTGGCCGAGCGTGACCGCTGGACCTGCCAGCTCTGCGGCGCTCCCGTAGACCGCACACTTGGCCACCCCCATCCTTACTCCGCCTCGCTAGATCACATCGTTCCGCTCTCTTTCGGAGGACAACATTCCGAGGACAACGCGCAGCTCGCGCACTTCCTCTGCAACTCACGGAAGGGGAACGGGTCGAGCGCTGTTCGCGCGGGTGGCCAGCTCACGCTGGTGTAGCCCGAAGAGGGGACGGGGAGGGGTCAATCGCGCTTCGATCGCTTGACCGGGAGGGCGCCAACTCGCGGTGCGTACGACTCTGAGACATAGCGCCGAATGGCGCTAGAAGGAGGGCCGAATGGCCGGTAATGGACCTGCTCCGGCGGAGACGCGGAGGCGTCGTAATGAGCCGCAGCGTGGTGAGTGGGTGGATCTTGAGCCGCTTGCTGCGCCGGTCATCCCGGAGCTTCCGAGTGGTGAGTGGTCGGAGCGGGCACGGTTGACGTGGGAGGCGTGGCGTAGCGATCCGGTGACGGCTCAGTGGTCGCCGGCTGATGTGGCGTACGCCTTGGACGCGATCGTGCTCTACGAGGGCATGACGTCGCGCGACGCGAACGAGGTTCGGTTGCGGATGGATGGTCTTGGTTTGACGCCGAAGGGCAAGCGTGATCTTCGGTGGCGGGTGTCGGCGCAGGCTGCTGCGGTGCCGCGGAAGTCGCGGTCGGGTAGCAGTAGTCGTCGCGCTCGTTTGAGCATCGTCGAGACGTAGCGGCTATGCCGCTGCCGCCGGTGACGTTTCCCACCCTTGGGTGGCAGGTCGTCGACTGGATCGAGAGCTATCTCTGCAACGGGCCCGGCGACGTCCAGGGCAAGCCTTGGGAGATCGACGACGAGGAGGCCCTCTTCCTCTGTTGGCTCTACCGGGTCTGGCCGCAAGGCCACCCGCTCGCTGGCCGCCGCCTGACTCAACGTGCCGTCTACAGCCGTCCGAAGGGGCGCCGCAAGTCGATGCTCGCCGGCGGCTGGGTCTGCGCTGAGGCGCTCGGCCCGGTCCGCTGCGACGGCTTCGACGCCAACGGCGACCCGGTCGGTGTCCCGGTCACCTACCCGCTCCTGCGCTGCCTGGCCACCGAGGAAGGCCAGACCGGCAACACCTACGACAACGTGGTCTTCATGCTCACCGAGGGTGCGGTGGCCGACGAGTACGCCATCGACATCGGCCGTTCCACCGCCTCTTCGACTCGCGTCATCATTCGCGAGCCCGGCGGCGGGGAGATCGTGCCGAGCACCTCGGGCTCAGCGTCGAAGGACGGCGGCAAGGAGTCGGGCGCTGTCGCCGACGAGACCCACCTGTACGTGTCGCGGGAGCTGCGCGAGATGTACCGGACGGTGGCGCGCAACACGGGCAAGCGGAAGATCGCCGAGCCCTTGATGCTCGACACCACCACCGCGTGGCAGCCCGGCGAGCGGTCGATCGCTGAACAGGCCGACGAGAAGTACGGCAAGGTCCCGGTGGAGGAAGCCGTCACGCGGCACGGCGTCCTGTACGACCATCGGCAGGGCGAGGAGCCCAAGCGGTTTGGAGACGACCGCTCCCTGATCAAGGCGATGCGCCCCGGCTACGGGCCGGCCGCCGGGTGGATCGACTTCCACCGGATCGTGCGGATCATCCGTGACGCCGAGGACCCTGAGGCCGAGGCTTACCGCTACTTCCTCAACCGTCCCCGCAAGGCCTCTTCTCAGTGGCTCGCCAAGGAGGAGATCCGCGACGCGCTCGCGGCGGTCGACGTCGAGGCCGGCTCCATGATCTGCGCCGGCTTCGACGGCTCTGAGAACGACGACCACACCGGCCTCATGGGCTGCACCGAGGCGGGGGACCTGTTCACCATCGGGGTCTGGGCGCCGACCGGCGACGATCTCGGCTGGCGGTCCGACGTCACCGCCGCCGTCGATTGGATGCACGACACCTTCGACGTCAAGCGCTTCTACGGCGATCCCGCCTGGTGGATCGACGAGCTCGGCAAGTGGGCCGCGAAGCATGGCACCGTCACCGAGTTCTGGACGGGTGGGCGCTCGGAGGGCAAGATGGCGGTGGCGACGGGTGCTTGTCGCACGGCGATCCGTCACGGTGCGCTGCTTGACCCTACGCCGCGCCGCTCCCCGGCGCTGCGTGTCGTCAGCGATCGTGTTGATCGGCGCGCCGGGGAGGATGCCGGCGCCCCGGTCGTCCAGTGGCACTTCGAGAACGCCCGGACCCGCAAGGTGCGGGTCCGCATCGAGGAGAAGGCCGAGGACGCCTACTTGGTCCGCAAGGAGCGCTCCGGGTCACCGCTGAAGATCGACTCGGTCACGGCCGCTGTGCTCGCCCGCCGGGCGCGCGACGACGCGATGAAGGACGGCGAGTTTGAGACCAAGGTCTTCGCCCGCGCCCAATGGTCATGAGAGGTAGGTGAGCGATGCCAATAGCCCAGGAGCTTGCCGGTCAGATCGACGTGCTCTGCGAGGAGCTGGACCGTCGTACGGCCCGGCACAACCTCGTCAAGTCCTACGTGCGGCGGACTGAGGGCGGCCTCCCTGTGCCGCGAGCCGTCGCTCAGATGAAGCGGAAGAACTCGTATCGCGATTTGATGTCGATCAGCACCAGTCCGTGGGGCAAGCTGATCGTGAACTCCAAGCTGGATCGCCTCGAGGTCACCGGGATCGACACGGGCGACAAGGACGCGGACGCGCGGATATGGCGTGATGTGTGGCAGGCCAACGCGATGGACCTGGAGTCCAGGCTCGCTCACCGCGCGGCGCTGCTGGACGGGCGCTCTCACGCGGTGGTGTGGGCGGACGCCGATGGCAACCCGGAGGTCTCGCTGGATGACGTGACGCAGATGGTCGTGCAGTACCGCGAGGGGTCGCGGCGCCATCGGGTCGCCGCGTTGCGGCGGTGGGCTGAGGGTGATGAGACGTTCGCGACGCTCTTTCGGCCCGACGGGATCTTCAAGGTCCGTCTCGCGAAGACGTTGGGCACGGGAAGGCTTGAGTGGCAGCCGCGCGACGTGCCCGGCGAGACCTGGCCGCTCGCGAACGCGCTGGGTGTCGTGCCAGTCGTCGAGCTGGCCCTAAATCGCGAGCTGGCCGCAGGCGGCTTCGCTGAAGCAAGGGGCGAGTTCGAGGAGGAGATCGGGGCACTCGACAGGATCAACGCGATGACGTTCGTGCGCATGGTCGTGGCGTTCTGGATGGGCTTTCCGCTTCGAGGCGTCGTCGGCGACAAGATCCTTCGCGATGACGATGGCGTGGCGTTGCCCCCGTTTGAGGCGAGCCCTGACAGCGTGATGCAGTTCGAGAATCCGCAAGCCAAGCTCGTCGAGTTCAAGGCCGCCGACATCTCCAATCTGTCGATCTTCGACGAGCTTGCGCAGCTCGCCTCCGCGACATCAACGCCACGCCACTACTTCCCTTCCCCGGGCGCGATCGCGAACGTCAGCGCGGAGACGATCCGTGCCCTCGAGGGGCCGTTGCACGCGACGGTCAACGGGTCGCACAAGCCGTCGCTCGGTGAGGGGTGGGAAGAGGTCAACCGCCTGGGCGGCAAGATCATCGGTGTTGACGTGCCGCCGTGGGCGTCGACGCAGTGGGCGGACCACGAGTCCCGGTCGCTCGCCGAACGGGCGGACGCGTTCTTGAAGCTGTCGCAGGGCAGCCTGCCGTGGGCGGCGAGCGCGGAGCTGGCGCTCAATCTCACGCAGGAGCAGATCCGCCGCTATGAGGCTGAGCAGGCCGGGTCGGCGTTCGCGACGTTGCTGACGGCGGCGCAGGGGCCGGTCGTGCCGGAGCCGGTCGTGCCGGCGTCCAACGGCGACGTGCCGGCGACGTGAGTCTCGTCCAGGCGCACATCAAGGCGCAGGCGGTCCTGCGGGCACTCGTCCGTCGTGGCGTAGTGGTCGCGTGGCGCGATCTTGGCTCCTACGACGAGGCGGACGTCGGCCGGTGGCTCGCTCGGGTGCTGCCGCTCGTGGATGCTGCGCAGCGTCAGGGCGTCGCGCTGACCGATGCCTATCTTGCGCGTGCGCTTGGGCGCCGCCCGCTCGGCTTGGACGTCACGCTGCTGACGGGAGCTGCGGTCCGCAACGGCGCGCCGCCTGAGGAGGTGTATCGCCGGCCGTTCGTCGGACTGTGGGCCGATTTGAAGAGCGGCAAGCCGTACGACGCGGCTGTGGCGGCGGGGATGGCCCGAGCGGCGATGACCGCGGCGACAGATGTCCAACTTGCGCAGCGCGCCGCGCTCGGCGCCGTCCAGTCCGCTGATCCGCAGATCGTCGGCTATCGGCGGGAGATCGACGGTGGGGCTTGCGCGTTCTGCTCTGCGTTGGCGGGTGCGTTCTCGCGTGATGGCGGCGCTGGTTCTCTTCACCCGGGCTGCGGGTGTTCATGGACGCCTGTCGTTGGCTCCGCGCCGCCCTCGGAGGATCTACCCGCCGATGTCGCCGTTCGCGAGCACGGCGAACTTGGGCCCCTCGTTGGGTCGCCCGATCACGACTTCACTTCAGCCGCCGATCTGGGCTGAGGGCCAACCGGGCGCCGAACGGCGCCCCAGATGAAAGGACCAGCCGAATGGCTGAGAACGACCCGGCACCCGATCCCGATCCGGTGCCCACGCCCGACCCGCCGAAGGCGGACGACCCGGTCAAGCCCGACGATGACTGGCAGGCCAAGGCCCGCAAGCACGAGCGCGACCTGAAGAGGGAACGCAAGGCCCGCGAAGACCTCGAAGCCAAGCTCGCGGAGGCCGACAACGCCAGCAAGTCCGAGCACGAGAAGGCGCTCGAGCAGGCACGCAAGGAAGCTAGCGCAGAGGCGAAGGCCCAGACGACAAGCGAGTTTCGCGAGCAGATCCTGACGGCTGAGATCCGTGTGCAGGCAGCCGGGAAGTTCGCAGATCCCGGCGACGCCGTGGCGCTGCTCGACCTCAAGGAGTCCGAGGTCTTCAACAACGACGGTGAGATTCAGACGGCTGATCTGACCCAGGCGCTCGACGACCTGCTGGAGCGCAAGCCGCATCTCGCGGCCGGCCCGGCTAACCCCGGGCGGCCAGTGGGGTCGGTGGATGCGGGCAAGGGCGCCAGCGCGGCGCCGACAGGCACACCAGAAGAGCAGCACAACACGTGGCTTGCAGGAGTTCTCAAGCAAGCCTAAAACCGGGCGCACGCCGCATCTGAGCG